GTTAGGAAAAACTACAAATTCTGTAACAATAGCTGTTTCTTTTCCTGGCCATAATAAGGCTATTCCATTCCTTATTTTAGCTTCTACATCGTCAATTGTATAGGAGTCTTGGTATTCAATGGCCTTTTCAACCAAAGATTTACACCTATCCCATTGCACTTCCCATGGTTCTTTTTTATGCAAATCAACAATATTAGTCGCCTTTTCCATATTCAATAATACTTAAAACCAAGTCAATGTTTGCATGATTAACTTGTGCTTTTATGATTTCACCTTGTTGGATAATGATTCCTGAACCAAGCACCAATTCATCTGTAGCGTATGCAGTTATGTTGTGTTGTTTATAAAGAAAAAACTCATTAGAACTGGTATCGGTAATTGATACATCTAAATTCGTTTGTTGATTACCATGGTCACAAGCTATGAAATCCTTAATAATTGCAAAATCAAAATCACCACCGCTAGGTGCTGTATAAATAGTCTGCTGTGTAATAGCTGCAAAAGAATATTTAACATTGATTGCTCTTTGTATGTACTGTCTTTGTGAGGATAGATCCATTATCTTCTACCCCTGTTGCGTACATCTAATCTAATTTTTCCTACTTGGAAATCTTGTGTGGTACTGCCTGTGACTGTCAATGAAACTTGTCTTGCAGTAAACCTCGCATCTGTGTAGCCATCAGTTTCAAAAGTAAATGATCCAAAGTCCGTTTCAGGGCCTAGTGGAGTAAATCTACCTTTGAAACTAAGGGTGACACCTGGAAGTGTATTAGCTTCTTCGTCTGGAAGTATTTGATTGCATTGCACATAATTATCACCATTGCCTATTTCGATAGGCCCAGAGGTGGCATATGGTACAGCATCGCCTAGATTCGGTGAGTTACCTAATAGTGTTGATTCGTGTTGATAAATAAATCCAGCATTATCTGCTGATGTTGGGAAATCAAAGACACCTTGGTCAACCCAACAACCTCTGTCTAGCTCACCAATAGACCAAACATTTTCGCCATAGTTCCATATAACGTATTTGTTAGGTGCGTATTGATTATCACCGCTAGGAAAACCCCACCATAATTCATTAAAGTTAGAGTTATGACCACCCCAACAAGCTTGTCTGCCTGGCACATTAAGTTGATCGTAAACATAATCATGCACTTCACATGGTATTTCTCTAACAGTACCATCGTATACAAAGAAAGAGTTTTCACCCATCCATGTTAAGAAGTTACCAGTTGTAACAATAGATCTTCTGCTGACTGTTTTACAGTTAGTACCTGCATCTGCAATACCATAAACAAATGGTGAACCAGCATAAAACATTCTGCTTATACCCGTATCACTAAAAATAATAATGTCATTGCCATGTGAGGCTGCCATGATTGCTCTGCCACCTGTAGGTATTTGCAAATCACCTGCGGTGTTTGTAGCTTTAGATGTCCAGTTGGTGTTGTCTTCTCTGTCTGACCATGAGATTTTTCTTGGATCTCCGCCTGAACCAATAGCCACCAAATGTCTTTCATTGGTTACTATGATTGCTTGACATCCTGTAGGTGCGTTGGTTACGACTGTACCTATGGTATCGGCTGTACCGCTTGAGTTTGGTCGCCATTTATAGATTTTGCCATCAACGGAAAAACAAAAGATTAAGTGTTCTCCCCAGTTGTCAAAAGAAAAATGACCTGATTTTAAAGGCAATCCTGATTGTGAACGAGCATCACCATAATCTTCTACATTGTAATGGTATGCACCATAACCTAGTGGATCAGCACTTGCATCATTAACAAAACCTGATGGCGTAATATCAGTCCAGGTGTTTTTGTATAAAACATAAACCTTTTCTCTTGTACCAACCGCTAATATAGGCTGACCCAAATTATCGTTATAGGCGTACATCCCAATGGGTGCGCCATCTAGTGCTGTGCTTCTAAGTTTTGTCCAACCACCAATAGGTTTTAAATATCCGTTTTCAAAACGAACTAAATTTCCATCAACCCAACGGCCTTTGTTAGCATAATCAGTTCCATTTTTGACTATACCAGCAGGAGGTGTGATTGGAAATAATGCCATTCAATTAAGCAACTAATTGTTTTGTTTCACTCGTTGGATTAATTTCGTCTGCAATTTTTGAGTCAAGACCATCTTTTAAAGATTGTACTTGCTCTTCACCCATTGCACCTTCAACCCAGCCTTGTACTTGAGCAGCAGTTACGCTGTCAAAGTCTGTGAAATCAGAAAGATCAGATGTGTCTAATGATTGTGTTCCATAAACACTTGCTGTGTAAGGATTACCCTCTGGATCTACTTCAGTATCAGTAGCGTTTATTCGCCAATGCACGTTATAGATTACATTAGTGTGATCTTCGTCAGTAGGATATACGTCTACTGTGTTTACATTCCATTCATATGATATTGCCATTTTATACTCCTTTTAATTCTGCTACATCGGCTTGTAGCTGTTCTATTATTTCTTGCTGTTCAATCATTGCTTTAGCAAGTAATGGAACAAGTTTTGATTGGTCAATGCCTTGGTATTTAGGCTCACCTGCTTTTTCGTGACCTTCAGGATAAACTTCGTCTTTATCACCACCTACAGATTCTGGTACAACTTCTTGTGTTTCGTGAGCAATAAAGCCATCAATAACAGTATTCGTTGAGTCTTTAATCCAGTTAAATCTTACTGGTTTGAGTTCTTTTAATCTTGGAATAGCATCCCAATCATAAATTACATTTTCTTTTAATCTGTAATCTGATGAGGTTTGATATTCTACACTATTAGCAAGCACTCGTATTCTTCCTGAGTCTGTGCCTTGCTGTCTAAAATCTATTACATAAGTAGATTCTGAGGCGTTGGTATTATTTAATATTAAAGCCTCATTACTGCCAGAAAAATCAAAGACCTGTGTACCTCTACCATCGCTGCCAAAAGACCAGCCTACAACTGTTGCATCTGTAACAGTTTTTGTTACAAAAACATTTTCACTTGTATCAATCGTTAATGCGTTAGATGTAGCATTATCGTCAATACCAGTTGAAGTAAATCCTGTAATTTTATCGCCAGATGTAAGAACAATATCAGATCCGCTTGTGCTGTTACCAGCAGTTAAAACTTGAGTTAATGTACTTGCACCACCTGATTGTGAATCAACGTATGCTTTAACAGATTGTTGTGTTGGTATTAAAGTTGCTGAGTTTGAAGCCATGTTGTCTTCGTCAACCCAGCCAGTTACATTAATTGTGCCATCATTCAAACTGCCAAATGTTAAAGCTGTAATGGTGGTTGCAGCAATTGTTCCGCCTTCTACTTTATTACCGCTAATTTGATTGTCAGCTAGAGTTAAAGTTCCAGCAGATACGTCAAGCGTTTTGCCAGAACCAACAGTAACATTGGAAGTTGCAATGGTAGATCCATCAATTGTTCCGCCATTAATGTCTGCACTTGTGGCTGTTAAACTTGTAATGGTGATGGCGGCTATAGTGCCACCCTCAACCTTATCGCCTGATATTTGGTTATCAGCTAAAGTTAAAGTACCAGATGCAACATTTAAGGTTTTACCAGACCCAACTTTAAGGCCCACACTTGTTCCTGTGCCATTGGCTGTAAAAATGCCATCCAAAGAATCAAGATCTGTATTTATTTTTGTACCCCAGGTATCGGTGGATGCACCAACCTCGGGTTTAGTTAAGTTTAAATTAGTAGTAAATGTATCTGCCATAATGTGTTAGTGTTTTTAAGTTTAATTATAAACAATATAATTAACCTTCGTATAATTATTTACGCAAATGTTTAATTAAGCGTTTTCTAGTGCCTCTATTCTTGCTGTTAATTGTGTAATTGTGTCTTGCTGTTCTTTCATGCCTGCAACTAAATGTACTACCAGTTTACTGTAATCCATTTGGTACATCTCTTCTTCAGAACCTGATACTGCATTTGGTACTAGCTCTTTTACTTCTTGAGCTATTAAACCTTCATCAGCTTTACCATCGGCTTTCCAGTTGTAAGCTACTGGATTAAGCTGGTTAATTACTTCTAATCCTCTAGCTTTACCCGTTACATCTTTGAGTCTTGCATCTGAAGAGGTGTTATAAGCTGTTGCCGAGCCGCTTAAAGTAATGTTGCCTACACCTCCGTTGCCATTGTAAAAACGAGCAACTGCAAGAGAGCCTGTAGAAGTGGTGCCTAGTTGCAAAATAGACCTAGCACTAGACTGACCAGTTTCAAAAGCTGCACCACCTCCACCACCAGATGGCAAAGCTGTACAGCCAAATAATGCATTCCCAGAGCTATCAATTCTCATGCTTTCTGTTAGAGAATTATTATTATTTGTGTGGAACGTCATGCTGCTTGCTTGTGATCCACCACCTACATTGTCAGCATGGAATTTAATTACAGAGCCTTCTCCATATCCAGTCCACTTACTGCCAATTGATCCAATGACCCCTGTTGTAGCACTTCTAGTAAATCTTATTTGTGCTTCATCAGCTTCGTTTGTGCCTACGTCTATTGCATCTTTTACTGTTAAATTGGCTGATGTACCTGAATATTCAGATGTTGTGCCTACCAATAAATGACCAGCACTAGTAATCCTCATGCGTTCTGATGCGTTAGCCGTAAACGCCATTGCATCACCATTATTAATGTACGATATTTGCCCAGCGTCAACATTGCCAGTATCGCCCATATTAATATATGATGTTCCAGATGTTCCGCTAGTAAGTTGTGCTGAAGCATTGCCAGAACTGTTTTCAATATGAAGCATTGTACTAGGACTAGCAGTTCCAATTCCTACGTTGCCTGAGCTGGTGATGGTCATTGATGCGGAGTTATCGCTTTTGAAAAACTGGCTTTGTCCGTCATTACGGACTATAAACCTCGTGGCAAGCGAATTATTTGTAGCCTCAAATGCATAGTTACTAGACGTTGCATTTGTTCCAGCAACAGATAATCTAACAACCGAGCTTGAAACTCGTCCAATTCCAACGTT